TAGAGATAATAGTATTTTCGTATGGGTTAAAGATGAAGCAGACGCTGCAGGGGCAAAGAAAATAGCAGATAAATACGGGCTTGAAACCAAATTAGGTAAACCTGAAATTGGCGTTAAAGGTGACAAGAACAGGAAATTCTTTATTTTTATCGACCCGGACAAAATGATCGAAGACGATCATGAACTTAAATTGGTTAATGAGAGATTAACTCTAAAGAAGAAATTCATCAAAGAAGACTTTCAAAAAATATCTATTGAAAACAAAGACAACATCACTACAGTAGATACAGATGAAGAAGGTAAGACGACAGTAACAACTGAACCCAAGAAGGATGAAGAAGTAGAAGCATCTACTGAAGTTATTAAACCTCTATCTCCGGAAGTAAAAGACAAAATAGAATCAAATAACACCGAAGAAGAGGAGGTATCTGACGAAGTGGATGTTGATATTCAAGAAATAGATGAAGACGATTTTGATATGCTCGGAGAGAGTTATCTAAAACGTGTATATGATAATGTACAATCTTATAAGACATTATCAGGAAGACTCAACGAAAATAAAATCATGCTCGAAGGCTTACTTACTTTTAAATCAGGCAAGAAAGTTAAAACAAATTTCATCTTCGAAAGTCATTATCAAACAAAATCGGGCAAATTAAAGTTTTTAGGTGAGAATGTTCAAATCAGTCCCAAGAAAGGAGCATTCACTTTAACCGGAAATGTTAAAGATAAAAAACTTCTAGCAGAAGCTCTGACTTATCGTTACAACGGTAAAGATGCCAAGACAGGCAAACCCACTGCATTATACGGAACTGTAAAGAACCCTAAAAGAATAAAGAGAGATTAGTATAAAATCCATTGGAGGTAATAAAGTTGCACTCTTATAAGCGAATGCTAATAGAGGATCGTCGAAACGAACTTATCTCCAGAGGTCAGCGAGGCGAGAAAGAGAAGGGAGACGGGAAAACCCGATTTCAAAAAAGAGTAAAATCTCGTTTCTCTACATCTACCGCAGAGTATAATAAAATAGACATGAACGCTTTATTTAAGGACAACATCCTCACTGTAAGAGTTCCTGTGGTAGGCGAAACCGATAATTACCTTGTCACTATGAAGTTCGGGGGCTTTCTCGACATATTGCGTAATAGGTTACGTAAGGACAATTCCGAAATTATAGACTTAAAAGAAGTTATAAGAGCCTTGATTGATGCATTCAATTCAGATGATGTTTATATTTCGTGCTCGTGTCCAGACTTTTTTTATCGCTTCGGGTACTTTGCTACAGTAACAAATATAAACGCAGGTGAACCGCAGTTAATACCTTCTGACATTACAAATCCTAAGAATACTTTAGGGCCAGGTTGCAAACACGTAATGCTAGTTCTAGCGAATACCAGTTGGCTTATTAAGTTAGCATCAGTGGTTCGAAATTATATCATTTACATCCAAAATCACCGGCCTAAAGATTATGCGGATATAATTTATCCGGCAATCTATGGCAAGAAATACGAAGAACCCGTTCAATTATCCTTAGATGACAGTGATGAATTGGCTTCAGATGAAGAAACCATTGACATCTCGAACAAAGAGGGAAGAGAAAGAACACAATTCAAACCGGGAAATCCGACAAGATTTCAACCTAAGGAGAAACAAAACCCAGATCAACTAGAATTAGATATAGAAAATCAAAGTAGGAGTTAATAAAATGCAAAACAAGAAAGTACGAGATCCCTTAAACGAAAGTTTCAATAAACTTTTCAAAAATATTCTTAATGAATCTTCCATCAGAGACGATATTGATGCGAACGCCGATGATAAAAAGGAATATGCTAAAAAAGTCTTTATGAAGAAGAAAGACAATGCAGATTCTGACAAAGATTACAAGCTCAAAAAGAGTGGTCTAAAAGAACAGGGGCAACTAAAAGAAGCTGCCACAGATATACTTACCACAGACGAATTTTTACAGTGGCACGACCATGAGGCCAATCCCAAGGAAAATTGGGTTACATTAGAACGTATTTATGATCTTTTTAAAACACGCGGCTTCGACGAAAACGACGATGTAGACGTATGTTATGAACAAATGCCCGACGCGGATAAAGTCCAAATTACAGAATGGATTAAATCAACACGTTTTGAAGAATCTATGGGTAAAAAAGCATCGAAGAATTTAAAAGAAACAGTCAAAAAGGACGATTACGTAGAAATCTATTTTGATGATCTGAATGAAAAGGCTCAAGAAGAAATTCTAACATATTTTGGGGTTTCTTCACCTGAAGATATGAACTGGGATGTGGAGCCTTTAACTATTATTGCAATTGGTAATTCCGAAGAGCTAACTGAAAGTAAAAAAGCTCCGAAGAATTTAAAAGAAACCGCCAAAAAGGCTGACCGTGGCGATCATGAAGTAACTGCTGGAAAATTTGAAAAACTTAAGAAATAATATAAAAATAAAAAATTCATGCAAGAGAAATACGGCTTACTACTTACTCCTGATATAAAACTTCACAGAAAATACTTCACAGAAATGGTGAAGTTATTGGGGATACAAGTACTGTATTTAGCACCTAGAAAGGATAAGACTTATACTCCCCAATCAGAACTCATAAGCAATTATGAAGAATGTGAGAAAGTAGGATGTATTTTTACTGAACACCCTAATCAGCAGACGCTCCGCAAAATAGGGTGGGCGGCGGAACTCCAAGAAGGTTCTTCCATAATACATGTACCTTATGACTTACACGACTTACAACAGGGAGCTTTATTCTATATCCCCGGGGGCTTAGACGATTCTTCCTATCGTTTATTTAGGGTTGTCAAGCTCACTAACATAGCAGTTTATCCTGCAAGTATTGCATGTGAAATCGTTCCTGAATATGAAAACGTGAGTCCTCCTGACGCTATAAACGATTTCTCAACACGTAACTTTACATTAATAAATCCGGAGAGTGATTAAAATGCAATTTTTAGTAGAGAAAAAAATCAATTTTAATTCTCCTAAGGATGAGAACACTTTTGAACGCTATATAGAATCAAATGATAAGAGCGAAGTGCAAAAAGCTCTAAAAATATTCGTAAAAGCACTACAAAAAAATTATCCGGAGCAATTTAAACACATAAACAGTACTAAAGCACAAAACAATTATCTAAGTGCTATACTCAACTCCGTTATAACCAAAGGAACAGATACTAATAACAATCCATTATTAGACTTCGCTCTTTCAAATAAAAACACCTTCGATATAAGCAAAGATAATATCCAGGTACTTAACAGTATACTGAATAATAATATAATAAACAATACGACCACGTGGATACACGACCCTAAAGCTTACAACGGAGATTCTACCTTCAAACTAAAAGCTCTCGCGTACCTTAGCTCCCAGGAAGATCGTTCTCCGACTACAGAAAACACCTTTACAAAACTCTTAGACATCAAAAAAGAAAGTGACGTAAAGCAATTAATGCAGTCATGGCAACAACAGATCAACAAGTCACAACAGGACTTCAATAGTCTACAGCGACTCCTTGACAATAGTGTTTCCGGATCTACCGACGATATTCCTTCCCCTGAAGTGATATCGCGTATTGAAGATGCGGGTTACGAAGTAATATATAAAAATAACAAATTTACGATTGCAAAAGCAGGATTTACAGATAGAAATAATCTCCAAGGATTAATGGATAAAGACATCCAAATAGCAGGTAATCCAACACGTAACACAATAGACAGGATACACAACGCTGGATTTGACATCATATGGAAACATAATGTACCCAGAGTAGTTCAGCGTAATATTAATAAATAACGACATGATAGGAATTAAGATAAACAACCCTCAGCAGCTAGATCTACAGCTCTTTTGTCAATATCTAATTCCACTCATACGCGCACGGGCCAATGATTTCTCAAAGATAGACATAAGAGTCGAGAAATTGTGGGACAGTTACTTACAAGAACTGTTTAAAAAATATAAAGTTACGATAAACTTAAAAACTATTGTAAGAATATATTTCAATAATTTAGTAATTCGTAAAGACATGCGCGATAAATCGTATACGATTACTGTAAACGATAACATAAAGTTTCCGGGTTTAGACATTAAGATAGATGCTCTCGCCCAGCTGATTACTATAGGTAATTTGGATATAGCAGGATACCCCCTATTTGATGATATTTATGAAGATATAAAAATAAAGGTACCAACACTGTATAATATATGGAAGGGATTATAGATGTCAATAGCACTATACGACACAGCTATTATAGATAAAATAAAAAAATGGGTCGCGAAACCTGGTCTAACCATATTAAATCCCGAAGAATCTAGACGATTTTTTACTCAACTCATTGATGAGCAAAACGATAAACCAATACAACTCCCGGCAGTCGCGCTGAGTAGAGGTAGAGATATAGGGATCACAATACCCGCGAAAAGACCATTAACATACAGGGGTAAGGTTTTCAACGCTACAGATAAAGCCGCGGATCATTTAGATGCAATACCTATAACCCTAAACTACCAAATAGATATTTACACAAGGTACGACGCAGAAGCACTCGAGTATTTTCGATCACTAATCTTCCAGATTGTAAATTATCCTACAATCACTATTGAATTACCCTATAGAGATTGCAACATGAAGCGAGACGCTTTTATGACTTTAGTAACCCCAGCATCGGATAATTCAGACATACCTGAGAGATTAGTACCTGGTCAATTTACACGTATGACTATACGGTTTACACTTGAGGATGCTTACATATACGCATATCAGACGGATTATATACCAAAGATATCGCCTATAGGTATATACCTAGATGAGAATTTTAATAATTCAGTGCATCATATTGGTGATAGTTGCCAATTAGATACGAATATAGACATAACTAAAAAATAATTAAAGGAGAACGTGATAAGATGCCCAATATAAATATATGGGAAGAGGACCAAAGCGGTGTAACTTATGCAAGCGGGGGAGAAGTGGTTTTTGTCCCTGTTGCTGCTGCTGCCCCATCAGGTATAGCTAGTCTGTTAGATAAAAATAAATGTTATCTATGGTCTAACTACGCCACGTATAGCAATACTACAGGAGTAATTGACCCGGAGGATTATATCGGGATTATTCTTCAAGCCGGCATGAGAGTGTGTGCTTTCTACGGAGGCACATCTTTAAATCTAAGTACTGTATCTCTTGCATTCTTAGAAGATAAAGATGCTTATAATATTAAATTCATCTCATCAGGCATGAAACCCACGGTGATTGCCTCTCGTATTGTTCCGGGAGAAACATCCGTCGTAGGTTATTATACGCGCACAGGTAGTGAAGGAGCTTCCATTTTCACACCCGCCACGGGGGAAGCAGTAGCAGACGCTGAGTACTACTCTTTAGATATTAAGGAAGTCTCTCTAGCCGAAGGAGCCTCTATTGTAGGTTATTACACCTTAAGTGAAGGAGTATATACACAACAAACCTCAGGCACAGCCGAAAGTGGTACTACTTACTACGACATTACAGCCAAAAAACTCAGTGCTACAGTAGATGTAACCTTATATAATAAGCTATGCAATGTAGCTAAAAACAGAGGTGACTGTGCTATTATAGGTTCCCTAGACTCTAATGGTATAGAGTTAGGTATCATAAAACAAATCCTAGATGGCAATTTAGCTGCACTCACAGGGACCCTTGGAGATGGTGCTAAGTATGGTGCCTTATTTGCCGCTGATATGGATGCTGAAGAACTATCAACTTACCCTGATCTCGCCTATTTCAAAAAATATGGTGAAGCATTGAGAATGGGCAGTCAATGGGAAGCCATTGCGGGTGTAACTAGAGGTAAGTTAGAGGGCTTCGATAAGAACGCTCTAGTTACTAAATTTGCACTCGATAATAATGTACAAACAGAGGAAGGATATACCTTTAATGGTATTTGTGCATTAAGACCCAGTGGTAACACTATCTGGGGAGACAGAACCACTTTAAATAACCCGGGTGCGTTAAAAGCTTCATCTTTCTTAAGTATCCGCAATATAGTTTCTGATATCGCTAAGAGAGCTTACGATCAGGCAGTTATTTACACTTTTGAGACTAACAACGAAATTACGTGGTCTAACTTCAAAAACGCTTTAGTAATACTGTTAAATCAAATGGTGCAAGCACAAGTCCTAGCTACTTATAGTATCAAGAAAACCGCTGCCAAAGAACGCGCTACCATAGCATGCAATATTCATATATCCCCCTACGGTCCTGTAGAGAACTTTGATATTGGTATTATACTAGACAGCAACGGTTTAGATATAAACATGACAGAATAATAAGGAGATTTAAAAATGCCATCGATTGATAAAGGTGCTTACCACATAGCTAATAATCAAAGAGAGTATAATCCCCAAAGAAAAAATAACTTTACTCTCGTAATTCACGATCTTGAAGGCCTTGTACGCGTAGGTGCTGAGCCCAATAGTACAAATGCCGCGGATATTATCGCCAATGCTCAAGAGGAAATTATCCTAAGCCTCAAATCTAGCCAAACCCCTGGATTTAGTCAAGATAAAATCGTTATACCCAGAGGTAACTCAGAAATAAAGTTTGCGGGGAAACCCAAATTCAAAGATATTGAAATTGTAGTTTATGATTATATAGGTTCAAATGCAAAAGACACATTACTTGCCTGGCAACAATTAAACTACAACAGCAAGTACGATTACATCGGTAGTGCTGCGTCATACAAGAAGAATTGTACCTTATATGAGTACGCTCCCGACGGTAGAGAAGTCAGACACTGGGATATAAGGGGTGCTTGGGCAACAGAAGTAAACCCCGATAACTTCGACTACGAAGACGGCGGAGTTGCTACTATATCCGCTACATTATCAATGGATTGGGCTGAACTAAGTCTTCCAGACGGTGAATAAGATATATAAAACTTAAATTAAAAAAGCCTGGTAATCCAGGCTTTTTACTTATTAAAACCTGTATATATTTATGTAAGTTATCATGATCCGGAGGTATAAAATTATGAAAAATTCTTACACACTAACAGAAACATACAAACTACCCTCAAGAGGGAAGCTCTATCCTGGATGTCCCGATACTGTCACACTCCGCTCGATGACCACTGAAGAGGAGATGCGTAGATTATCTCATACAGATACTCCCTACAAAACTTTGTGTAAAATCATCGACGATTGTATTCTCGAAGATCTTCCTATATCGACGTATGATATGTGTATCGGAGATTATCAATTTCTTCTGTATAAATTACGCACAGTCTCTTATGGTCCTGAGTATTTAAACGGTTCTATATGTCCCATATGTAAACACTTCAATGTGACACCCCTGAATTTAGATGAATTAAGAGTTATTGAACTTACCGAAGACGCTATAGATCCAGATATGTACGTAGTAAATCTTCCCCGAAGTGGTAAGACCATAACACTGAATTATCGTACTCCTAGAATTCTGGATGCAATTGAAGCAGACCAGGAAGCGTTTCAAAAACGCGCACCAGAGAATGAACTTGATACTACTCTGCTTTTCAAGCTCAAACACAGTATTAAGTTAGTTGACGGGCAGCATTATGATGCCATGAAACTTGAAGCATTTATTCGAAAATTGCCTGCCATGGACATGAACATACTTGATAGACGCATCGCAGCTCTAGATGATAAATTTGGCATAGACACTTCAGCGACAGTACATTGTGAAAATCCTGAGTGTGGGGTGACCTACCCGAGTTCCTTTCGCATCACATCTGAATTTTTTAGACCCACAGTACGATGAGCACGGGAATAACATTAAACCCAAGAGATATCAAGAAATATTAAAAGAGTGCTGGTATATAACAAAACACACTCACACTTCCTACACAGAAGTACTTCAAATATCCCCGGAAGAACGCCGATTATTAATACAATATATCAGCGATGACATCAAGAGGCAGAACGAGCAAATAGAAAAAATTACAAAGGGGAAAGAATCCTAAAATCAAAAAATGCCCTCAGATATAAATACTAAAATTTCATTTATTGATCAAGCTAACATCCTTGGAGATATAAGTAAAATCCCCAAGGATGTTAGTAATATGTTTAAAACCACGCTCAAGAACTTGACCGCGGAGTTCAATAGGGCACAAGAAGAAATAGAGAAAAAATCTTCCGATTTAAGTAAGGAACAGAAAATAGAGGAAATAGCAAATCTAAAAGCTGAATACACCCAGAAGAAAGAGTTGCTAGATAAATCTTATGCGGAACAGCTTAAATACCTAGTCGATGTACAAGATAGGGAACTAGACGCATATAGTACTATAGATAAATTTAGAAATACTCTGGATAGAGATTTCGCCCTTCGACGCATGAGCCAAGAGGCTGCGCTACAGAAACAGCAAATAGCGCGTAGTATAGATCTAAAAGCTGTAGAGATGCAAAACCAGAAAGAACTGGATGACTACAGGACAGACACAATTATACAGGAACGCACTGCAGCACTGCAACTAGAAATCACTAAAAGGGATAACGCTTATAAATTAGGTAATTTAGAGAAACAGATAGCCGTTGATAAACTCAAAGCAGAAACCGACTATCAGAAAAGGGTAATTAAAGACAATGTAGATTTTAAAACCCTGAGACTTCAAGCACAGAAAGAACTAGTTGAGCTAGAGACTTCCACCCAGCTAGAAGCACTGAGCGCAGAAGAAGAATTAAATAAAACCAAGAGAGAAAACGAAAACAAACTCCATAAATCTCAAATACTCCACGCAACTAAGTTAGGCTCCGCCATAGCAGCGAATGGTAAATCTTACGCCGAAAATATGTTAAGCGCGGCCTCTTCAGTTATATCTACCCTTACAACAGGGGCTGAAAAGTATATGGATGTATATGCCTCTTATATGGGCAGAATGGAAGCTCGTTTACAAGAGTCTGGAGTTAACTTTTCCAAATTAACTAAACAACTAAGAACTAACACAGCAGCAAACCCTTATTTACAATATAATAAAGTATTAGAAAAGCTAAGTTCGCTAGTAGAAGCAGGTATAACTGATAATGTCCTTCAGAGAGCCTTTCTAGACGAAATCGCAGATAAGATTGCTACAACATTTAGCGCCACTCAAGCAAGTTTATTGCAAATAGGTCGTCTACAACAAGCAGATACTACAGCAAGCCGGCTGGGTTTAGAAGCTAACTTAACGCGTCTCTTTAACTATTACTTTGGAGATACAAGTTACCTATCAAATCAATTTGATGCCGTACAGGAGACATTAATTGGGGTTAGTGCCCAACTAGGTGCCCAAAGTTCAATTGAGTTTGAATATACTGTACAGAAATGGCTAGGTGCTCTATCCTCTGTAGGGGCGAGTCCTGAAACTATATCTAAAATAGCCCAAGGTATAGAGTATTTAGGTACTGCTAATATAAGTGCGCTAACATCAGATGAGTCTTTGAAAAACTTATTTACAGTAGCCATGCAACGCAGTAACATTAGCTACGGCACCGCTATGGAACGTCCCTTATCTGCGAGTGAAACTAATACCTTAATGTATAATTTAATCCGGTATATACAAGAACTTTCGAGTACTGATAATAATCTCGTTAAAGCCAAATATGCCGAATTGTTCGGGGTATCTTTGTCCGATATGGTAGCTTTTGGGAACCTCGGAAGCACCATAGATAGTTTATACAGTCTTGGAATGACTTATGCGGATACTATCGATGAGTTAAATAACCAGTTAGATCAGGTTAGTAAGAGAACGCACATCTCTGAAATGATTCAGAATGTAATGGAGAATACCTTAGCAGGTATAGGTACCACTATAGCGGACAACGCTGCTCTATATGCCACATACAAGGCAGCCGACATAAT